CCATGTTGTTGTTGTAGAAATCCTAAAGGTTCCAACTACTACTCCTTTGTCAGTAGGTATAATAGGAGCTGTCTCATTGGTAAAGATATTTGTTGCTGAAGAAAAATTTAATTTTCTTTGTCCTGAAATATACGGTAAGTTAGATGTTACTGCAGGCCAACCTAACCATGCCGGATCAGTATTGTCATTTAATGCTTTCCATGTTATAGTTCCTGTTGTTATTTTTGGAGCATGGACACCACGTATAATTAAAGCATTTAATTTAACTACTGTTGTTCCAGTATTTGTTAACCGGATCTGAAAATCTGCAGTATTAGTAGTTGAACTTAACCATTCCATATCCATTTTGACTGATACTGTTGGTGCAATATTAGTTAACTCTTCTAATCTTTGTTTTTTTAAGTCCATTTTTATTTAATTTTTATTTTATTTATATCATCTTTAATATCCTTAGCTCTTGCAAAAAGTAACTTCATTGATTGCCATAAGTCTATGCCTTTTACTACTTTGTAGTTCTCATTAATACTCATTACTTCTATACTAGCTAGAATCAATGCTACTACTTTAGTTAACATAAATGGTACACTAAAAAAAGTTAGTATGATATCATTAAGAATAAATTTATCTATAAGAAAAAACATTATTACAGTCATTTCATAAAGGGCCAGTTTGCTGATTATACTTGAAAGTTTTCTACTAGTAATTTTTTCATTTAACTTATTAGCTTTCCATATTCCTGTAAAAGTATCAATAGCTATTAATACTCCAATCATCAGTAGTATTCCTGAGATTGGTAAAAAGAATGCAAGGCAAATAGATATTAAAGTCAAAAGTTCTTGTTGTATTGATATTAGTAATAGTGATAATTGTGTTTTCATAATAAATAAAGTTTAATCAGCTTGTAACCAAAGTATACAAGTAGTATAATAAATAGTATTACCCCTAGTACAGCAAAGAAATTTACCCACCATGGAATGTATTTAATTTTTTCTGGTTTTAAAGTTTTGGTAACAACTCTGGTATGATAGACATCATTACCTTTAATTGTTTTATAGATTGTATGAACTTTAGCTTTTGTGTAATACACATTATCTTTAATCTTAGTTTGTACACTAACTAAAGTACCATCTTTATCTCTTAAGTCTTCCTTTAATTTAGATATAATATTACCTAAAGAGTCACAATATAAAGTATCAATTAAAGTTATAGTTTCTCCAGGAATTACAATTGTAGTATCTTTGATTTGTATTACAGTTACTGTACTATCTTTTTGTACACATAGTGGACAATACTTTGCAAGTCTTTTTTCAAGTGAACATGAACTAGTTAAAAGTATTAACAATAAATATATTAAATATTTCATATAAACATTATAGTGTATATGTATAAATAATAAGTGAATCTATTGTAGCTGAATTTGAATCAATGTATATTTGAGTTGGATCAAAGTAATTTAATAATCCTCCAGCATCATAATTAATTGTTACCTTACTAGGAATAGAAACATAAGTAGTACCACCATCTGTACTTACTAAAATAGAAACAGTATCTGGATTATAAATTGATAATGTTAATAATTTTGCAGTTGCTCCAGTATAAAAAGATATAGGTTTAACTCCATTAACTGAATTTATACCTGGTGTAATTTCTACATTAGCTTGACTATCACACAAAGTTGTAGAAACTGAATCATTACAAGTTCTTTGTCCTAATGGTCCTATAATGTTTATATTGACTAATGAAGCAATAGCATTAATAATACCTTGTAATCCTTTTAGCATTTTTAATTGCCAAGGAAAGTTATTTCCTTTATTCCCGTAATCTTTTAAGTTTCCTATTGACATGATTAATATGTTTTATTTAATATGAATATTTCAGAATAAATAGAGTTAGCAGAACTAGCAGCACCCCATTCTGCAGTTATCTTCAATGTATTATTTGTTGTAGTATCAAAAGTTGTATTATTTATAATACTAAAGTCAATACCTTCAAAGTTAGTACCTGCATTCTTTATATAAGAGAAGACGCCTCCGGAAGCAATTGATGCTACTCCAGTTGCTCCTAATGTTCTGACTGTAAAAGATATGTCCATTTCCCAATGTTTATTTGTAGAGGTACTCATAGCAATCACACCAGTATCTGCTAGAATAGTGGTTCCAGCTTTTATTCTAAATCTAATTGTTGCTGAACTATTACAAGATAAGTGACCAATTAATTTAGAATTAAAAGAATCTCCTATTTTAAAACCATTAGCAGGAATGAATAAAGAACCTACACCAGTACTGATTAAATCAGATTCTAATATAGTATTGGTTATAGGAGTACTTGATACAGTCTGTGAATATAGTCCAACATTTACAGTAGGTGGTACTATTGTTGATAATTGAGTAATAAAATCAGCTACGGATATTGCACCAGCTAAATAGTTATCTCCTCTTCTATCATCTTTAAGACCTACTGGTAATAAAGTTTTATTAGGATCAACATTAGTAAAAACTCTGCTACCTTTAATCCAAGAAATAAAATTTAGTATATCCATATTATAATATACAAAAAAATTTACAACTTTCCAAACATATATTTCTCTGCATTTTTAATTGAATCATTATCTGCTAACATTTTTTTAATTATATCTTTATCAACATGTTTAGGATGCACATACCAATCCTCATAACAACTAGTATCATTTGGTGCAATGTTACTTGCAACAAGTAAATACCCTTTGCTTAATAAGAAGTTTCTAGATTTTTTTCTAAAAGATCCTGATACATCTGTGTAATGATCATGCTCATATGTTATAACTCCAAAAGAACATTGATCCCAAGGAATCATTGTCATGATTTCATAAGTAGTTGATGGTGGCTCACAGTCAACTTGTAAGTAGTCAATGTGACCTTTAAGTATAGAGTAATCAAACTTTGTAGCATCACATAATATAACCTCATTTTTTCTGTGTAATTTAAATTTTTCAACTTCATGAGGTAATATTTCTAATGAAGTACCAGTCCATCCAAATTGCTCTAAGAGAGCTGTATTACTTCCATGAAATGGATCTGCTGCACCAATTTCAAAGTATGTTCCATTTTTTTTACCATTAAGCATTGACAATGTAAACATATCTTGGTATGTTTGAGAAAAGTTCTTCTCAATAGTTTCTGCTCCCGGGAACTTATATCTTAATTGCTCATAGAATCCTTTGTGGTATCTTAAGAAAGGATCTGGTCCAGAACCTAAAGATGTGATATTAGATTGTACCATTTTTTGGTATTTATCACTTAACTCTGTACCTCTATTTACTAGTTTAATAAACTCATCTCTAGATTCTTGAGATCTACCAATCCACCATGCAGTTACTGCTTTTTGGAAGTAAAGTTGATAAGCATCTTCATAACCTACAGTAGATGACATTTCTTTAGCATTTGTTTGAAACATAATCCCTGTTATAGCATAGTTGTATGCTTCATGATACTGTTGTCTTGCTTCTGCCCACTGACTTAAGAATAAATATGCTTCAGGTCTTTCTGGTGCAAATGATAATGCATTCAACCATAAACCTTTTTCAGTTACAGCTCTTCTACTTTGTGTAGCTAAACACTTTGCAACCATAAGTAATGATTCATAAATAGCATCATCATATTTACCATACTCAGCTGCTCTTAAATAAAAAGCAAGAGCTGAAGCTGTGTGACCTTGAGTAAAGTAAAATTCTGCAAGTTCAGAGTTATTTCCTGCATTAAAAGGATCATTTATTAACTGCTCTAGTTTACTTGGTGTTATTCCTTTAGATTTATATTCTGGTTCTGACACTAATACTATATTTGTAATTGATTCAAACACATGTCTTGGTAGTCTTAAAATAAAGGCCGTAGAGTCTTGGAAACCAAAAGGAATGATAAAGTCATTACCATCATAAGCTAAACCACAGGAGAACTCAATATTTGCAGTCATAAACTTAAAATCCTCAGAGTATCCAACTATATTCCACTCCATGTCCCACACAATAAATCTATGGTAGTATTGAGCATCTTTCTTTCCTTGCTCATTCTTCCATAGTTCTACTTCATGAGTAAGAGCTATTCTATATTTACCTACAGTAATTACTTGTGATCCACCTCTAATATCTCTTGGGAAATTTATTTTTTGTTTTACGATACCTACAGTTTCTGAGGTACCTTTTTTAGTGTTAACTTTTACTACTTCTGTAGGAGAAGTCCACTTGACATAGTGAAAAGGCATATCTAGAATAGGCATCCAGTTCTTCTCACAATATGATTTAGTTGGTGGTTCTATCCTAGATCTTTCTGTTTCTTTAGCTCCAGAACTAATTAAAGATAGTTCCATTCTACCTTCTCCATCTGTTTTAGTATCTCTACGTACACCAGTAAGATATAAGTTATTATCCCAATCAGCTAATCTAGCATCTTCTAGTCCAATAAATTCCCATACGGGAGTTACATCTAATTTAGTTGTATCTACCTGCTTATGTTTTTCAATTGCAAGAGTATTAGCATCTAACTGACATAAGTAGTTAGTTGTTCTAAGAGTAACATCATCTTCTGGATTAAGATAAGCTAGAGGTCCCCATGGAGTTTGAAACTGTTGTTGTCCTTCACTATGGTATAGTGTGTATTGAACATGTCTTAGGTTTAATAAATAACTACCACCTTTGTAAAGAATAGACGGATTAGTTAATCCTAATCCTTCTGTCATATTAGCTGGTAAAATTAAGTAGTTTACAGATCCCCCTTTTTCTAGGGCAAGTTTACATAAATTATTCATTTGTTGTTGATTTTCAACAAATGTAATAAATTTATTTATACTTTTTAGTTATAAACTATACAAAAAATATTTTATGTTATAAACTATTTAAGTCTTCTATTATAACTGCTTCTTCTATAAATGATTCTTCTATAGGTGATTCATCATACCATTTCCATCCTTCTACAGGATATGTATAAGAATCTTTATTTTCTCTAAGTAGTTCATAATTTGGACCATATACAAAGTTAGGTGCATACTGCCAATTATTATCTTCTAATTTATAAAATCCTGATGTGTCTTCCATAATTATCCAGTTATTGTCCATCCTTTTGATGTTACTATTAATCTATTTGCCGCAGTTAAGGCTGCTGCTCCTGTTGCTGAAGTTATATTAATTGTTTTTGATACAACATTTCCTTGAGCTGCCATATCATTAAATAATTGTACTATTTGTGCTGTACTCATATTAGTATAAGATACATTTATTTGAGGAGATGTTCCTGTCCATTGTCCTGCTGAAGCATTTAAAAGTCTTACTGATTGTACATCTGTTATAACATTTGTTGAACTAACGTTAGAAGATATGTCAAGTTTAGATAATGGTCCTGAAAATGAAATTGCAGATCCACCTGTAAATCTATTATAGTTGTTTGTACTAGCATTTATTAAAGGTGTTGCAGTTAAAGATCCTATTTTTTCAAAGTTTGTAAGTGTTATTAAATCAGAACAGCCATTAAACATTATATCTATAGCTGTTACTGCTGATAATTGGGCAGCTCCAGGTAAAACACAAGTTTTAAGGTTCACGCATGAGCTAAAACAAACCCTAAATGTTGTAACAACCCCTACAGTATTTGGTAAAGTAATACTTTCAATTGCTCTACATCCCGAAAAAGTAAAACTAAAATTAGTACATGCAGACATTGAAGTAGGTAAAGCAACAGATGTAAGTGATAAACAGCCACTAAAACAACCTGACATTGAAGTAACAGCATTTAAAGTTGAAGGTAATGTTAGAGTTAATAGTGATCTACAATTTTGAAATGTTGTTGCAAAATCTTGCAATGCCGTCATTGACGTAGGCATTGTAATGCTAGTTAATAGGGTACAACCATTAAATGCTGAGTTAAAATTTGTTAATGAATTTTGTACACCCGGAGTCCATGTAAATGTTTTTAAACTCAAACAATTATTGCACATGCCATCCAGTCTTGAAAAAGAGTAACCAGAAGGAATTGTAATTTGTTCTAGTTTATAGCAGGTAGCAAATGCTGAAACCAATTGAGTATTTGCTGCTGCTGTTGTAGGAAGGGTAATTTTAAGTAATGAAGCACAACCAGAAAAAATACTATTAAAGCTAGAACATGCTGGAGTATTTGTAGGTAATATACAAGAGCCTAATGCAACACATTGACTAAAAGTATTAGTAAAATTACTAACATTTATATTTGATGGGAAAACAATGCTTTTTAATTGAGAACAAGCACCAAACATATTATTAAGGTCATATATAGATCCTGCAGTACCAGTAGCAGGAAAATATACATTTTGTAAATTGATACAATTAGCAAAACAAGATTGCATAGTAATTGCACCAACCACAGTTGGCATACTTGTAAATTTTACCCATTCTAGTTGTCTACATTCATTGAATGTAATACTTAAATTATTACAAGCATTAATTGAAGGAAAAGTAATAGTTCTTAAATTATAGCAAGATGTAAAAGTGTTAATAAAAGTAGTACATGAATTTAAAGTAGTGGGAAAAGTAACAGACCTTAAATTAAAACAATTTTGAAATGTATAAGCAAAACTAGTAACACTTGTAGCATTTGAAGGAAATATGACTTCTAATAAAGAATAACAATCAGTAAATGTTGATTGATAGTTAGTAGCTGCAGAATTAGAAGTTGGCATAACAACTTTTTTTAATGCTGTACATAAATAAAACAGATTTGCTTGATAAGACCAAGTCACTGTTGCTGGAAGTTTTACAAATTCTAAATTTGCATATATTCCTAATCCAATGGTACTTTGTCCTGCTGAGTAAAAATTAACACGAGTTACATTTTGTGTACTATTTCCATAATATGCTTCTAATACAGCACAGTTTTGAGGACTAGAAATTGCAAAGGGAATAACTTGTTTAGGCATTATATTACAATTATCTAAAACTGATGTTCCAGTTCCTGTAAAATAAACTCTAATCTTCCATGTTGTGTAACCTAAAGAACAAGGAGTTCCTGTTCCCGGAGTGTATGTTTTATTAGTAGTTGTTCCAAATATACTTGTAACTGTATTAGTAGTTCCGTCTCCCCAATCTATAGTTATATTTTGGGAACCTGATGTTCTTGTAAAGTTTGTTAGAATTGCACAAGTTGCATCTCCAAGATCACAGAATAAGAATTGTACTTCTGTAGCTACATCTGTAATTACAGGCCAATCTGAAGGTCTAGAATATACTGCTGGACCTGTTGTTCTACTAAAAAAATTTTGTAATGGTAAGTTAAATGCCATGGTTATACTGTTGGGAATATAGTTATTTCTCCTGTTATATTTGTTTGAGGTGGAAATAATGAATAAAATGTACATGATCCTGCAGTTACTGCTACTTGAGTCTGCATTCCACAAGTTGTTACTTCAAGATAACTAGCTCTATCAGGAGTAAAGTCTACTCTTGTATTTACTGTTATGTTTGCATTAGAAAATGTATATGTATAGTATCCACTTACAAGTGACCAACTTGCTGAAGTTAATGTTTGAGATGCTAGTCTTATTGTAGAACTTCCTCCTCCTATAGATACACCATTAATGTTCATAACATCCTTTTTATTTATTTATTTATTTTAATACTCAATCCAAGTATTATCTGGGTCAAATCTCATAATCCATATTGTTGTTGTGTCTATGCTTTGATGATAAGCATAACCCAAGATACGAACATATTTTGCACCTGGAACTCCAGTGGATAATTCACCACTACTTGTACTCTGTTTAATGTAGATAGGAAGACCGTGGTCTAATCCAGTTACAAAAGGAGCTGAATCATTATTTGTATCTTCAACCTGCACATGCCCTTCTAAAAGAATTTTACAAGTACCACCACTAATAGTTTCAAGATATATCCCTAACATTTTTGATGATGAAGCAGTTGTTTGGTCAACCATCTCCCAAGTACCATCAGTTCTTAAAGAAACCAAACTATATAAATCTACTGTTGCTCCAGTGTAATAGGTTCCTTCAATTACATCACCTTCATAGTAAAATGTAGGTGAGAGGGTATTATTATTTGAAAAACTTCTTTGTGCTATATCAATATCTTTATACCATAAAGAATATAAATTACCATAGGCTAAAAAATCAGATAACCAACTAAATCCTATTATACCAGTTGGTGTAGTCAATTGACCATATTGAGTATCAATGTTTGGGTAAGTAGAACTTGTAGTTAATAGTCTATCATTTATTGTTAGTAAACTTCCATCAAAAGTTAAATTAGATTCAGCAACTATTGCACCAGCACCATTTGAAGTTAAAACTTCATTATTACTTCCAGGTACAGTTGGTGTAGATCCTAATAGACCTTGGATACCTTGGATACCTTGTGTCCCTTGAATACCTGTTACTCCTTGAAATCCTAAAATACCTTGCACACCTTGTATTCCAAGAAGACCTTGAATACCCTGTAGACCTGTAGTTCCTTGAGAACCCGGATCACCTTTTATTCCTTGTATTCCTTGTGCACCACCATTACCAGTAAAACCTTGACTACCAGTAAAACCCTGTGTACCTGTAGCACCTTGTGTTCCAATTCCACCTGTAGTACCTTGATTTCCAGTAGATCCAATTGTACCCTGACTACCAGTAATACCTTGGGAACCTGTAGTACCAACTGTTCCTTGACTACCAGTTGCTCCTACGGTACCTTGAGTTCCAATAGCTCCTTGAGAACCTGTACTACCAATGGCTCCCTGAGAACCTATAGCTCCTGTAGTACCTTGCAATCCAGTAAGTCCCTGTAATCCAGTACTACCTTGTGCACCTGTTCCACCTGTTGATCCTGTAGCACCTTGAGAACCAATAAAACCTTGTATCCCTTGAGATCCTGTAGCACCTGTTGTGCCTATAGTACCTTGACTTCCCTGAGCACCGGTTGCACCAGTTGTTCCTGTTGTACCCTGTAAACCAGTGGTACCTGTAGCACCCTGACTACCAGTAGTACCTGTAGTTCCGGTAGTACCCTGAGTACCAACTGCACCCTGGCTACCTGTAGATCCAACAGAACCTTGAGATCCCGTAGCTCCTGTAGTTCCCTGAGTACCAGTTCCTCCAGTGTTACCAATAAAACCTTGTATTCCTTGTGTCCCTATAACTCCTTGCTGTCCTTGAATACCTTGTATGCCTTGCAATCCTATTAAACCTTGAGAACCAGTAGTTCCTACTGTTCCTTGTGCTCCCACAGCTCCTTGTGAACCTATAGAACCAGTAGAACCTTGACTACCTGTTGTACCAATTGTACCTTGAGATCCAACAGATCCCTGACTTCCAGTTGAACCTGTACTTCCCTGAGCACCAGTTGTACCAATACTACCTTGTGTTCCAGTTGTTCCTTGTGATCCCGTAGTCCCAGTTGTACCAGTAGTTCCTTGTTGTCCAATAGCACCTTGAGTTCCTGTTGTTCCAGTAGTTCCTTGGAAACCTAATATACCTTGTATTCCTTGACTTCCTATTGCACCTTGACTACCATTTAATCCAGATGTACCTTGAGAACCTGTGGATCCCTGAGATCCTGTAAGACCTGTACTACCTTGTGCTCCAGTGTTTCCAATAGTACCTTGTGATCCAACTGCACCTTGAGCACCCGTTGAACCAGTACTACCTTGAGATCCTGTTGAACCAACAGCACCCTGAGCACCTGTATTTCCTAAGATACCTTGTGTTCCCTGAATCCCTTGAATCCCTTGAATCCCTAATAGACCTTGTATTCCCTGTATCCCTTGGAGACCAATAAGACCTTGAAGACCAGTTGTACCAGTAGTTCCCTGAGATCCTACTGTACCCTGTGCACCAGTAGATCCAGTTGTTCCCTGACTTCCTGTTGCACCAACTTGTCCTTGAGTTCCAACAGAACCTTGGGCTCCTGTACTACCTGTAGCACCTTGAGCTCCAGTCACACCAATTAATCCTTGAAGTCCCGTAAGACCTTGTAATCCAGTAACACCTTGTTGACCAATTGCTCCTTGAGTACCAACAAGACCTTGTAAACCAGTAGTTCCCTGTGAACCTGTTGCTCCTTGTGCACCAGTTAATCCTAAAGTACCTTGTGCCCCTTGACTTCCTGTAGCACCTGTATTACCAGTAATTCCCTGAATTCCTTGTGTGCCTTGAGTTCCATTTATACCAGCAGTACCTTGAGCACCAGTATTACCAATTGTTCCCTGGCTACCTACAGCCCCTTGACTACCATTAGATCCAGTGCTTCCTTGAGAACCAGTATTTCCAATAGTTCCTTGAGAACCTATTATGCCCTGTGTACCCTGAATACCCTGTATACCTTGGGTACCTTGTGTTCCAGTAGTTCCCTGACTACCAGTTATTCCTTGAAGACCTTGAGTTCCAAAAGTTCCCTGGCTTCCTGTAGTCCCTTGTGTACCAAATGTACCTTGACTTCCAGTTAAACCTTGTAAGCCAACACTTCCTTGCAATCCTGTAATTCCTTGTAAACCTTGAGAGCCAGTAGCTCCAGTTGTTCCTAAAATACCTTGTATACCTTGAATTCCAATAGAACCCTGAGAACCAGTTACTCCTATAGAACCTTGTGTACCTACACTTCCTTGTGATCCAGTACTTCCTGTAGTTCCTTGAGAACCTGTTGATCCTGTACTGCCTTGGGAGCCAGTTACACCTATAAGACCTTGTAAACCAAGAGTTCCTTGAACTCCTTGTAATCCAGTTATACCCTGTATCCCCTGAGTTCCTTGAGCACCAGTAGCACCAGTAGTTCCAGTAGATCCTTGGGATCCTGTTGTTCCTGTTGTTCCCTGCGTACCAGTCACACCTTGAGATCCAGTGGATCCTGTACTTCCTTGACTTCCTGTTGAACCTATAGAACCTTGAGTGCCTATTACACCTTGAACTCCTTGAAAACCAAGTATACCTTGTAGACCCTGTATTCCTTGTAGTCCTTGTGCACCAATAGTGCCTGTAGTTCCTTGAAATCCTAAAATACCTTGTAATCCTAATATACCTTGTATACCTTGACTTCCGGTAATACCCTGGTTTCCAGTAGATCCTGTACTACCTTGGCTACCTGTATTACCTACTGTACCTTGAAGACCTGTTGTTCCCTGAACACCCTGAATACCTAATAAACCTTGTATGCCTTGAATTCCCTGTAATCCTTGTAGACCAGTTAATCCTTGTATACCCAAAAGACCTTGTGTACCCTGTATTCCAATTAATCCTTGAATACCCTGTGAGCCAGTAGTGCCTTGGAAACCTTGAATACCAATTGCTCCTTGTGTACCTTGAGGTCCAGTTACATTACCAACATCATCCCAATTAGCACCATCCCAAACCCACAAATGTCCAGTATCTAATGTAATATAACCATCACCAATATTTCCTGTATATGAATTTGGCCAACCAGGTAAAGATGTTGAAGTAGAAACACTCCCTAATAAAGTAATAGAGTTTCCTGAAGTACCTTGTGTACCAAGTTGTCCTTGGATACCCTGAATACCTTGCAGCCCTGTAATTCCTTGAATACCTTGTAATCCGGTCAAACCTTGTGTTCCTACAATACCCTGTAAACCGGTAATACCTTGTAAACCAAGAATACCTTGAGTACCTTGTCTCCCTTGGATACCCTGACTTCCAGTTTGACCTTGAGATCCGGTTGTACCTTGAGTACCATTAATACCTGCTGTACCTTGTGTGCCTATGGCACCTTGGGAACCAGTATTTCCAGTTGTCCCTTGAGTACCAGTGTTTCCTAATGTTCCTTGTATGCCTTGAATACCTTGAAGACCAACAGCTCCTTGAACACCTAATAAACCTTGTATGCCTTGAATTCCTTGTGTCCCTTGAGCTCCAGTATTTCCTATTATTCCTTGAGTTCCTTGTGATCCGGTATTTCCAGTAGTACCTTGACTACCTACAGTACCTTGTGCTCCAGTATTACCAGTAGTTCCCTGAGAACCAGTATTTCCAAGTAAACCTTGAATACCCTGAATTCCTTGTAAACCTTGTAAACCTGTAAGCCCTTGAGTTCCTGTTAAACCTTGAGTTCCAGTAACACCTTGTAATCCAATAGTCCCTTGTATACCTTGAAGTCCTTGACTTCCTACAGTACCAGTTGTACCTTGAAAGCCAACAGCTCCTTGACTACCAGTTGATCCAGTAGTACCTTGGCTTCCAGTAGCACCTACAGTTCCTTGAGAACCAACTGTACCTTGTGCTCCTGTATCACCTATTATACCTTGAAAACCTTGAATACCAGTTTCTCCTTGAATACCAGTTTCTCCTTGACTACCACCACCTCCAATTATACCTTGAGAACCTTGAATACCTTGTAAGCCAATTGTTCCTTGTCTGCCTTGAATTCCTTGACTACCAGTTATACCCTGAACTCCTAAAGTTCCCTGTGTACCTTGACTACCAACAGCTCCCTGTGAACCATTTATTCCACTTGTTCCTTGTAAACCCAAAGTTCCTTGAGAACCTTGAGCTCCAGTTAAACCTATAGTACCTTGAAGACCTGTGGTTCCTTGCGCACCTGTGCTACCAGTAGTACCCTGACTTCCTGTATTACCAAAAATACCCTGGATTCCTTGTGTTCCTTGTGAACCAGTTAATCCTTGAGTTCCAAATGTACCTTGGGTTCCTATCTGACCTTGACTTCCTGTAATTCCTTGAGTACCAAAAGTACCTTGAGAACCTGTATTTCCTAATATACCCTGAGTCCCCTGGGTTCCTTGTAGACCTAAAAGACCTTGTGTTCCTTGAGACCCTTGCAATCCAACACTACCCTGAGAACCCGTAGATCCAGTTGTGCCTTGAGATCCAACAGTACCCTGGGATCCTGTAGAACCTGTGGTACCTTGACTACCGGTTGTTCCTGTAGTTCCTTGTGTTCCAACTGTTCCTTGTGAACCAGTGCTTCCAGTAGATCCTTGAGAACCTATATTTCCAGTGGTTCCTTGTATACCCTGGGTTCCCTGTGAACCAACAACACCAAATAATCCTTGTATACCTTGAATTCCTTGGCTGCCAGTAGTACCTTGATTTCCTAATACTCCTTGAGTTCCTTGACTACCTTGTAGTCCAGTTAATCCTATACTACCCTGTATTCCTACAGCTCCTTGACTACCAGTACTGCCGGTAGTACCTTGATTACCTGTTGTACCTAAAATACCTTGTGTCCCTTGTGTACCCTGAGCACCTACTTGTCCTTGTACTCCAGTAGTTCCTTGAGTTCCTATTAATCCTTGTAAGCCTATGGTACCTTGAGTACCTATAGAACCTTGTGAACCAGTTGTACCAAAAATACCTTGAGTTCCTTGGATTCCTTGCCCTCCTTGAAGTCCTAATGTACCTTGGGTTCCTTGGGAACCTGTTAAACCTTGAGATCCTGTAGCTCCAATTGATCCTTGTGTACCGGTAATTCCCTGTGAACCAGTACTTCCAGTGGTACCTTGGCTTCCAGTATTTCCTGTAAAACCTTGGATACCAATAGATCCTTGAGATCCAGTGCTTCCTGTTGTTCCTTGAGAGCCAGTATTACCTAAAGTACCTTGAAGTCCTAATATACCTTGTGTTCCTTGTACTCCTACGGAACCTTGTGTTCCTATTTGTCCTTGTGCTCCATTAGTTCCTTGATTACCAAGTATACCTTGTGTACCTTGAGCACCTTGGCTACCAGTTAATCCAGTTGAACCTTGGGTTCCTATTGCACCTTGTGAGCCTGTGGATCCTGTTGATCCCTGACTTCCTGTATTTCCTATTGCTCCTTGTGAGCCTACAATACCCTGGATTCCTTGAATTCCTTGTGTTCCAGTAAGTCCTTGTGTTCCTAAAGTTCCTTGAGTACCATTATTTCCTTGTATTCCTTGTAAACCAGTTGTGCCTTGCACACCTTGAATACCTTGATTTCCTAATAAACCTAATGTCCCTTGAATACCTTGTATGCCTTGAAGACCAACAATACCTTGACTTCCTGTATTACCAGCAGTCCCTTGAGGCCCTGTAGTTCCTTGAACTCCTTGGGAACCCAATGCTCCTTGAGATCCAGTTGTACCAGTCTGTCCTTGTGTTCCAGTTATACCTTGTGAACCAGTAGAACCTGTTGTTCCTTGGGATCCTGTATTTCCATTTAATCCTTGGGCACCAACAGTTCCTTGAGATCCAGCATTTCCTAATGCACCTTGAGAACCTTGAGATCCTGTATTTCCAATAATACCTTGAGAACCAATACTACCTTGAATTCCAGTAGTACCTTGATTACCATTACTTCCGGCTGAACCTTGAGAACCTGCATTACCTGTATTTCCTTGAATACCTGTACTGCCTTGTACACCATTTATACCAATTTGTCCTTGTGCACCTTGTATTCCAATATCTCCTTTGATACCTTGAATCCCTTGAAGTCCAACTCCACCAGTAATTCCTTGTAAACCTTGATAACCTTGAATACCTTGATATCCTTGAATACCTAATCCAACAAATCCTTGTACTCCTTGTAATCCTTGAATACCTGGAGGACCTTGATAGCCTTGAATACCTGTTCCAACAAAACCTTGAATTCCTTGTGGACCATTAAAACCTTGTATTCCCTGAGTTCCTTGAATTCCTTTAATTCCTTGAATACCTACATTACCTTGTGTACCAGTAGTACCTTGTACACCTTGTCCTGCAAATGCACCTGAAATACCTTGAACTCCTTGTATTCCTTGGATACCTTGGATACCAACATTTCCTTCATTACAAAGCCAATTAACTATTTCATTTAAACCTTGTGCTACTGAAGTATACTGAGTTATTACTGTAGTTCCTTGGCAAATAATATTTTCTCCAAAATATATAACACAATCGGCATCATATACTTCTGAACATTTTTCAGGATCAGGGCATGTAAATTGAGGTTCACATGAAATAGGTGTAGTTAACCCATCATTACAAAAAAAATTTTGATTGGGTTGATTATTGTCCATTTAGGTATTAATAGTTTTTAAGTAAACCCAGATTAAAATATTTATAATATATTTTTATCTTTAATCTAGTATTAGATAAGAAATCTTTAATGTACTATTTAATGCTGTAGTAGTAGAAGCATTAATTACTTTAATTACAAAACTTCCATTTGCTATAGTATTAGTAACTAATATTGGTATTCCTGCAGTTGTTGAATCTACAGTTAATAATATTTTAGATGCTGTAGTTACTTTATTATTATTTACAGTAAAAGATGCATTAGTAGTACCAGATAAAGTATAAGAAACAGTTGTTATTGTTCCATTATGTGCATTAACTGTAACAGCAGTAGTCATTGAAGTTAACTGAGTTACATTAGCTGTATCATATACTGCTTGTAAAGGTGCTGCATTAACAACTAATGATAAATAACCATCATCTCTACTTGGATCTTTAGCTCCGACAGCTAAAAGACTTGGTACATCTGTTGGTAATGTTGCTCTGTAATTGCCAGCTTTAATCCAACTAATAAAATTTAAGATATCCATTTTTTTGTTTTTTAAGTATTAATAATATATATATACATAATATACAAAAATTTATTAATAAAAACAAAAAAATTATAGAAAAGATCCAGCAAAGAAAATTAAAAGAAGAGATGCAACAATAAAATATGAACCAATAGCTTCACTTTGATGATCTATTTCATATGCATCTTTAAGTTTATTATATATGGGACTTTTAAAAAAGTTTCCTATAATCCATAACAAACATGCTATGCTTAAAATTAATAACATTAATATATAATTCATAAGGTGTTAATTCTACGTTGTAAATATACTAATGCTTTTTCTAAATCTTCTTTATTGTTAAAAGTTTTTTTACCAGCTCTAGCTAAATATTTTATTACATTTCCTAAATAAAAATCTTTATCTAACTTCCAGGCTTCTAACACATTAAAAACTTCATATGTTGAATCTTTTCCTCCATAGTATTTAGGACGTGTTTCAAATGGTGGAATATCTTTTCTAAAATCATGAACATAATTTTTATTATGTTCTGAATCTAAACTATTTTTAGTTCTTTTATCTATTTCTTCTTTAGATAGTTCTTTAGAATTAATTTTATCAGTACTTGTTCTTCCAGAAAAATACGGATTATCATCTGTTATATTTACCATATTATTGCTAT